TAATTGTTCTAGGGGTGGAAGCATGGTATCCATCAATCATTAAATATAGCCTAGAAGAAAGATATGATTTTTTATATCCAATAGATGTAAGAACTATGGATGATTTTAAATTTGATCTAGTTATATTGGGCGATATATTAGAGCATATGCCAATGAAAGATGCGGTAGATCTTTGGAATAAAATTAAACAAGACGCTAAGTATGCTTTAATATCTATTCCAATAATTCATTATCCACAGGGGGCTGTGGATGATAATCCATATGAGGTTCATGTAGAAGAAGACTGGACCACAGAAAAGGTTTTACAAAACTTCAGCAATATAGTAGAATATAAAGAATTCCAGCAGACAGGAGTTTTTATAGCAAAATTTAGAGAGGAAAATAATGCTTAAGCCAGTATTTGGAGATACAAGAGACTTCCACTGTGACGACCTATATTTAAAAACAGTAGGAACTGGGGCGGGACATCAGATATGGGAAGCCTGTCATGAAATTGCTCAAATGCTCATAGATAAGAATATATCCTACGGCAACTCAGCACTTGACCCAATTAGAATATTCTCAACATCAGACTCAGTAGAGCAATTAAAGGTCAGAATTGATGACAAATTAAATAGAGTTAAAAATAATCAGGGCTTTGCTGGAGACAATGATATTGACGATTTGATCGGATATTTGGTTCTATATAAGATAGCTAAGGCAAAAATCGATAAATCTAGTTGATTTTTTAGTCGACTAGGATTATAATGAGTATATATGGAAATTGAACTAACTGATCATTATGATCGAATGAATAAAGTTGTAGGAGAATTACTTAAGGGTAATAATCCTAGCCAGATTGCCACCATAACGGGTTTTAAGCGGGCAGAGGTCTTAGAGTATATCGACCAGTGGAAAGAGGTCGTTAGAAACGATTCTACGGCTCGTGAGAGGGCTAAGGAAGCCATCTCTGGCGCTGACCAACATTACGCTATGTTAATTAAAGAGGCCTGGAAGACCGTAGAGGATGCTGACCAAGCTGGCCAATTAAATGTAAAAGCCACCGCCCTAAAACTAATTGCAGATATTGAAGGCAAAAGAATTGGTATGCTTCAAGAGGTAGGCTTACTAGATAATGCAGAATTAGCAACTCAAATTGCAGAAACAGAACACAAACAAGATATCCTCGTAAAGATTCTTAAAGAAGTAACAGCAACCTGTCCTAAATGTAAAATGGATGTGGCCAAGCGCTTGTCTCAAATAACTGGAATTGTCGAACCAGTTGTAATTGAAACAGAGGAAGTACGTGGATCTTAATTTCAATGATCTAATAGATATACTTGACGGCGAAGAATTTGATGAGCGTCCAGTAGATCTGCGTACATTTGTAACTAGTCCAGAGTATCTTGGGCTACCACCACTTTCAGAATATCAATATACATTAATTGAAAAGTCTTCTCAGATTTATAAAGAATCAACGCTTATCAAACTCTTTGGAGAAACTGATGGTAAAACTAGATTCAAGCAAACCTGTAATGAAGTTATTGCTCAATTAGGAAAAGGTTCTGGAAAAGACTATTGTTCAACTATTTCTGTTTCTTACATTGTATACCTACTATTATGCCTTAAAGATCCAGCAACATATTATGGAAAGCCACCTGGAGACACAATTGATATCCTTAATATTGCTATTAACGCACAGCAAGCAAACAACGTTTTCTTCAAAGGATTTAAAACAAGAATCGAAAGGTCTCCGTGGTTCGTAGGAAAATATGAGCCAAAGGCTTCTGAGATTAAATTTGATAAAAGCGTCAACGTATATTCTGGACACTCTGAGAGGGAAGCTTGGGAAGGTTATAACGTAATAGCCGTAATCCTAGATGAAATATCAGGCTTTGCCACAGAAAATACTACTGGCCACGATCAAGCCAAGACTGCTGATGCTATATATTCAATGTATCGTGGATCTGTTATTTCTCGTTTTCCAGACTTCGGAAAGGTAATTTTGCTTTCTTTCCCTCGTTTTAAGAATGACCCTATTCAAAAGTTTTATGATGCGGTGGTGGCAGAAAAAGATACCATCGTAAGAAGCAAGTTATTAAAGATGGACGAGGATTTGCCAGAAGGAACAGAAGGTAATGAGATTACAGTAGAATGGGAAGAAGATCATATTAAATCATATCTATTCCCTAGAACCTATGCAATTAAAAGACCAACATGGGAAGTAAATCCAACTAAAAAGATTGAAGACTTTAAAGTAGACTTTTATAGAGATATGCCAGATGCCCTAAGCAGGTTTGCCTGTATGCCACCAGAGGCTATAGATGCATTCTTTAAGTCAAGGGAAAAAATTGAAAAGGCTTTTAATAACACAGCATTAGCTATTGATGAATTTGGAAGAATGGAATCATGGTTCCAGCCAGATCCAGAAAAAGAATATTTCATGCACGTAGACCTTGCACAAAAGCATGACCATTGTGCTGTAGCAATGTCACATGTTAGAAATTGGGTAAACATAAAAGTTACCGACACATATTCTCAACCAGCACCAATCGTAGAGGTTGATGCGGTAAGATATTGGACTCCAACTGCAGATAAATCTGTAGACTTCTCTGAAGTAAGAGACTACATACTTTCTTTAAGAGCAGCAGGATTTAATATTAAGGTTTGCAGTTTTGACCGATGGAATTCTCATGACATGATGCAGCAACTAAAGGCATACGGAATTAATACAGAGACATTGTCTGTTGCCAAAAAGCATTATGATGATATGGCTATGATTGTTTTAGAAGAAAGATTATCTGGACCTCATGTGCCACTATTGATAGATGAGCTGTTGCAATTAAAGATCATGAGAGATAAGGTAGACCACCCTAGAAAAGGGTCTAAAGACTTGGCGGATGCAGTTTGCGGTTCTATTTATAATGCTATAAGTAAAACCAAAAAAGATAATATCGATGAGGTACAAATACATACTTACGACTCTCTAACATGGGATAGAGAAGAAGAAGTTGCAACGAGAAGCAATGTTATTCGTGCTCCAAAGATGCCAGATCACCTAAAAGATGTACTAGAAGGAATGGAAATAGTATGAGTATATATCAAGATAAAGCTAAAGAATGTAAATGTTGTGGCAAGCATGTTCCACTTCCAACGGTATTAAAAGAGTACAACGGGGTGAGGCTTTGCCCAACGACATTTGCAAATGTAATAGAATATAAGAGACTATGGAAAACTATTGGCTCCAGGCCACCTGGTAGCACTAGAAAACATTTTTCTGATTATGTTCAACAATTGGTTGAAAATACCATTGACAAAAATGATGACGGGACGATACAGTAATGTCAGAAAACAAAGAATCAATACACAAAGAAAACATACTGAAGCTTAGGGCTGAGGGCAAAACCTATACAGAAATACAGAAGATATTAGGCTGCTCAAAAGGAACTATCTCGTATCACCTTGGCGATGGTCAAAAGCAAAAGTCTTTAAAAAGAGGAAACTTAACAAAGGCTAAACTCAGAAGAGAAGTCTGGAAAATAAAAGAAGATTCTGGATGCGTAGACTGTGGAGAGAAGTATCCACACTATATGCTAGAGTTTGATCATAAGCCAGAGTTTGTAAAAGTCGGAAGTGTAAGCGAATTATATTCCCGATATGGTCGAGAAAAAGGTTTTGAGGAGATGGCTAAATGCGATATAGTATGTTCTAACTGCCACTCTATTAGAACCTATAATAGAAACCAAAATCGTATAGGTACTATCTAGGAGTATAATAGGAATATGGACTACAGTTCAGAAGATTATGAAGATGATATGAGGCTGGCCCACTATATTGAAATAGGTGCTGTCGAAGTGGCTGGAGTTGCAGAAGACGGCGAAATGATATTTGCAATTAGCGAAGATGCTAAGGACATAGCCCCAGAATTATGGGAAGCTCATATGGAATATGTAGATAAAACTCTTTTAGATCTGTATGAAAAAGAATTAATTAATATAGAATATGATGAAAATCTAGAAGCAACTATAACCTTGAGCGATGAAGGACTTAGGATTGCAAAAGAAAAAGGTGTATTGCCAATTGATATACCAGAAATACCAAATAACTAGGAGGAAATATGCCATACGACGTTAAACAAAATGTATCAGGATGCAAAGGTTGGGCAGTGGTAAATGAGAATGGCGAACTTAAAGGATGCCATCCAAGTAAGTCAAGAGCAGCTGCACATCAAAGAGCCCTATATGCTGCGACAGCCAACGAAGAAAAAATGAAAGAAAAAAAGAAGAAAATCTTCTAGACTTTTAAAATTCAGATTTGATATAATATATGTGGGTCGCCAATAGGGGCCCACATAAATTAACTTATTCGCTTAATAGGAGGAATAAAATGGTAACAACATATACATGGGACCTTTTTAAGGACCCATTTTTTATTGGCTTCAATCGTGAACTAGATAGACTTTCAAGAGTTCACAGCCACGCATCAAACTCAACATATCCACCATACAATGTCATTAAGACAGATGATGAGGATAAATTC